TCAGAGTTCCCCCGCAAGCCAAGCCGGGGCCGTTGGCCGCTTGTCACTATCAGGAAAGGCCTCATGTTCTGGCCAGTCACGCAGCAGCTGACGATAGCCCTGGAGTTCCTTGTACTGACTCTCCGTCAGCGTGGTTCCACTGCCTTGCTCGACCTCGTCGCGATGCCTTGCCACTAACGCATCCGATCCAGAGACCTCTAGATCCCTCCAACTGCGTTCATTCTCAGCCAATTGCTCTGGCGTTGGCGCTGGAGGGTCCATCAGGTACGGGACACCCTTCTCGTCGTGGCCTCGAATTTTGCCCGGAGTTGGATTCCCAATAACCGCAAGAATGGTTTCTTCTGAAATCTCCACAGCATCATCGGGAATCGGAGAGTGTCGACCTTGGATGTAGAGACAACCAGTTGTCTGACTGTAAAGCATGCTCATACGCGCACCTCGGTAGCTGAAAAGATCAATAGCCAAGTGCAATCCAGAAAACGTTGTATCCGGCTGCTGAATAAGTCGAAATTTGCGTGTAGGTCGCTCCGTAGGCCGTCCCTTGCGGGGTCACAGCGGCGACAGTGCCACCAAACGCACCAAATACGCCCCGTGGGAAGGCAGTGGGAAGGCTTACAGTCTGGACCCCGCTAACGGTATGCCCGTTCGTGCCCCATTGAATAACGAAGCCACCGAGCCAAACGGGAAAGATGATGCAACCGTTGATCGCTGGAAGAAAATAAAACCCAAAGCGCAGCCTGGCCACCGTGACTGCTGCGGAGTTGTCGATCCCAGCCGACATAATGTCTGTCGTGGCAATCCTGATTAGGCCTGCGACCTGTTCAGTGGCTCCAACAAGCACTGCCGCCAGCCGGGCCTTCAGGGTGGCCGGAGTTACTGCCGAGTTGTTGTTGGTGCCATCGTCTACTTCCGGCTGTGTAGCGATCCGCAGAAGGCCCGCAGCTGTCGTAGTCGCACCGACCAACACTGCCGCCAACCGAGCCTTGAGGGTGGCCGGAGTTACTGCCGAGTTGTTGTTGGTGCCATCGTCTACTTCCGGCTGTGTAGCGATCCGCAGAAGGCCCGCAGCTGTCGTAGTCGCACCGACCAACACTGCCGCCAACCGAGCCTTGAGGGTGGCCGGAGTTACTGCCGAGTTGTTGTTGGTGCCATCGTCTACTTCCGGCTGTGTAGCGATCCGCAGAAGGCCCGCAGCTGTCGTAGTCGCACCGACCAACGCCGCCGACAACAGAGCCTTGACGGCTTTCAGAACCTGGCCGTCATCGCTGGCATTCAGGCTAATGCCAGCTCCTAGCACCAACCCGCAAAGTTCACGCTGAATAGCGTTTAACCATTTGGCCTTTACTAGCGTTGCGGGTACACCGGCCGCAGGTGCACCCTCTGTAAATTCACCGGCAGCATCTGCCGTGTTTGTACTGTCACCGATCTTTTGCATCAGCTGTCTCCGTAACCAAACAACAAAATTGACTCGGCGGGCATCAACTGCCGAAGCCGACACTCAAGGGCGCTGTTACCCCAGGAGGCGAGCGGATCACCTGCCCCTAGAACACCAGCCCTGGCAGGTGTCACGGACACTGACGGAGCGTTTACGCGCCAGGTAAATGACCAATCCCCGCCGTTGATAGGGTCACCAGCTCGCAACAGGCCCACACGGGCGGGCCTGAAAGTCGTGATGGTGATGTCGTACCCCAGGCTCTTTGCCTGGGCGATAAAGAAGGACTTGCTCTGCCCGCCACGGCTTTGCAGCTTGCTGATAACGGCCTGTACGCGCTGGCCGACAGACTGAGGGATCCCCACCAGGCAGGGATCAGGCAGAGCGAGAACACGCTCCCAATCCGCGAGACCCTCACCGGTATCCGGGAAGATGGCGCTGTAGACCGAGTCCGAGCTGGCATCAGTGAGGGTCAGCGCGCTGGCTTCGGCCTCGATTGCTGCCGAAAGATTGGGAGCCGTACCGTCATACGAAACGGGTGGCAGCAGAAGCCGAAGCTGGTCGGCAAGGCTGGTCATGTCATCAGCCCCAGAGTGATGGTTCCAGGGCGAATCCAGCCGACCAGGTTCGGGTCACTTGATGCGGCCACGTTGCTCGTCGGCGTGGTTACAGAGCGATCTACGACGCCCGCCAGGTTACTGAGCATCGCCTCAATCTGAGAGCGTTTCAGGGGCTCACGCGGTTTCAAGGCCCCAAGCAAGGAGTCATAGGCCTTTTGAGCTGCAACCTGAACCTCTGCAAGGCTATAGCCGGAAGCCAGCTCAACCAGAGCGGTCGAATTGACGGGGAGAATAGTTGGGGCGTATACCCACACGTCCGCGATGACCGAACACTGACTAAGGATGTACTCCAGACAGGAGTCGATAACCTCGGCAGATGGAAGACCGGCACCGGCCGTGATGACAACGTCGACCGTTCCCGCTCCGCGCCTCTTGGGCAGTACTAGGGCGTCAGTGACACCGTCGACCTCTTTGGCCCAGCGTTCATAGTCATAGTCCGCGCCTCCTGCTGGCGGACGCTGGATAATGTCTAGGAGCCTGGCTAACAGAGATTCGACCTCTTCCTGGTCTTCACCTCCAGTGGTTAGGTCAATAAATGTCGCTGTTGAGTCCATACCTAGGGGCGGACTGGTCAGCACCAGGTCACCGGTAAGGCCGTTGAGTGCACTGCCAACTGTTGGGGCCTCGACGACAACTGTCGCGGTGCCATCAGTGCCAATTGTCGCGCTAGATAAAGCCGTGAAAGGTTCGCCGGTCACAACGTGCTTAAAGGCGGCTCCCTCCAGCAACTCGATGCCTACCGCCCCCGTCAGAGCCACTGAGCCGGTTGCGGCTACAGCATCTTTGAGCAGAACGCCGCGAATGGCGGCAGCATGGATCACTTCCTCTTTGTCGGCGGTGTCAGGGAAGATCTGACGGTAAACCCAGCCGATCTTTTGATACAGCCCCTCGATAGCCGCCGCAACCGCTGAAGAGCGGATGTAATGGTCGCTGTCGGTGCCAATGTCGGCTTCGTCCTGGAGGTTGCGAATGTCCCGCAGGATGCCCGCGAGAATGCTTTCCAGGGATGGGAATGTATAAGCCATGTCAGATCACCCTTACAGGTTGGCGAAACACCTGCGGATTGCCGGTGGCGTCAATGATTTCAATGTGTAGAAAGAGCCAGCCGTTATGGGGCTGCTCGACAATTACGGTGATCACTTTTGCGCGGTCGTCATCGAGCAGCGGCCGAAGAGCCTGCTCGGCGTATTGTTTGGCAAGGATGCCAACCCGAGGACGGTCTTTTTCGCGGCGAAGTTCATGCAGGCGAGAACCCAAAGTGGGATCTTTCCACCAGGTCCCGAGGGGAGTCATAAGACGGATGTAAACGGCGTTTGCCAGCGTATTGATACGCTGGCCCGTCAAGTCGCCTGTAGTTGGGTTTATGCCTGCATCCATAAGCAGGCATGGTACTGCCTCATGCGCTGGGGAAGTATTTCAGGACGGTTTAAGGTTAGAGCGCGCCACCCAGATATTAAAGGTTGATAGTTAGGTTGTTGTCGATCAGGGTGTAAACGGGTTGACGATATTCAAGCCGAAATTCACCAACATTAGTGCCTATAAAGAGAGGCACTGCGTACCCATCGGTATAGCAGGCCTGCGACTTTAACGGCCAACTTTCCATGTGTTTTGTTCGGTAGGCGAACCATACGATACCGTGATGCTGCATCAGGAATGCGCCCCATCCACCATTTGGCGGCACTTCCTGTAGGTCATCGACATTAAATGAGCTTTTGACGGTAATTGTCATCTCGCTTACTACCGGGACCGCCCAAAACACTAGTACGTACGGATGCCATTGGGCGGTAGTCATTACACCATCACTCTTCCTGGCTAAGGCCGGGGATGTAGGTTTGTGCTTTGGCTCTGACAGGAAGATAGTCAAAAGGTGACGAACCCCAAGGTTTTCTCCGCCATTACTTGAGAGCACATTTCCTGGAATCCGAAATTCAGGGGGACGTGACGGAGTAAGTGGCAGGTGGGTTACTCCAGAAGCGTGTAGGCTCAATTTGTCCTGACCTGTGGCTTGGTACGAGAGCAACTCAAGCTGCTGATCTGCATTGAGCACGGGAGCCCTCCATTCAATATCAGCGAATGCGGGGGATGCAAAGTAAATGCTCCCATCATTCTTGTTTTGTGTAACGCTGAGAACTTGAAAGCTTTCATCACCCGTACCAAAGAAAATACGCCGCTTGGAAACCGCTAGTGGATGAGTCATTGATATCTAATCCCTGAAAAGCCATTCGCAAAGCGGATGGCTGACTAAGAAGTGATCAATAGTAGATCTTCATTGAGTAGGTGTCGGCGGATTTCCCGTCGGATGACCATGTCGGTTATAAATGTCCCTGTCCCCCTGCATAGAACGAGTGCGGTCGGTAATTTCCCCGTCTGACTTTATGTTGCCTCCCACGCGTTCGTCCCCTGTGATTTCAACCAGTGGTGTTTCAAAGCGAACCTTGTTTTTCACTTTGAATAGCAGCTCATCAGTCACAAGTTCAATAACCCGACCACGTTTCATATGCACATAATCGCCTTCGTCAGTGTAGAGCGAGACCTCTCCATCTTGAAGCTGCAAACGGTAGCGACCATCCTCACTGGCCACCACGACCGAATGCTTGCTGTTGCCCCCGACAGGGATAACGATGTATTCCGCACCAGGCAATGGCGCAGAGCTGAACCCATAGTTCTGGAACTGCTCTCCTGCTACGGTTTCACCTGATAGGCCCTGCATCTGCACACCTATCAACTTGCCGTGGGTGTTCCGGGCGGCTACAGCGCGAAATGGCTGGCGAATGTTCGCCATAACCCTGCTGATCTGCTCGCGCATCAGGCGCGCCATGGTACTCATCAGAGCCCCTTATAGAGTTCGATTAAGGCCGCATCCGGGTCGGCTTTCTTGCCCTTCCGTTTTTTCGTCGGATTGCCGTCGAGTACCCACATTTTGTCCTCTCGCAACCGCAGCTCGGCGATGCAGCCTTCGCTTCGAGTCACACGAAGGGTGCGAGACATCAGAAAATAGATGGCATCTAGTCCGTGGGGCTCGCTGCGCACGGTGATGCGTTGTCCGGGCGACCAGACCTGGCCGTTATCGGCGCGATGGCGATCAACAATGGCTCGGATTTCGAAGCCTTCCAGACGACTATCTGCCAGCAGCTTGCGGGCTCGGGTGGTCGCCATGTCCTGGCTCTCGCTGGCGCTATCAATGATCACCTTCGGCCGAAAGATCCCACGCCGCGCCAGGGTTTCGTCTTGGATAACTGACTTGAGGTGCGAGCGCTTGGTATCAAGGCCGTCATTGTCATACTGCCCATGCTGGCCCAGGACGGTGATCTGGCTGTAACGGTTGGCAATGGAGCGCCGCACACTCAGGCGCTCTACATTGTTTCCCACGCCGTCTTCACGCATGACCAAAGTCGCAACAGGTGCGGCGTTGTAGTCCGGCCCACCGACCACCAGGCGCCCATCCGGCTCAACCCAGGGCCATAGTCCGTTGGCCTCTGCCACCTGGAGCAGCGCCTCCCAGGCCGTCTGACCTGGTTCAATCTGAATACGACGCCGAGTCTTAGCATTGGCAGCGCGAATCTCGACCTGGTCAATGCCGAGCGGCTTTACAACCTGGTCCAGGATCTGGCTCAAACTCGCTTCACGCATTGCCACAAATGGCGCCGAGCAATCGACCAGAGGGGCGGCACGGTCCCGGCCGGTGATGCGCATGAAAATCCCCTGGCGGGAGATATCGTGTTCGAATTCGTCGACCTGCCCGGTCAACACCCTGTCCTTACCCAACGTGAGCGAGCAAGGGGCACCCTCGGCCAGCACGCTTGGCAGTCGTGTGGCGTCCTTGGTGTACAGCTCCAGCTCGAAACCATCGGAAGGGGTCAACAAATCGGATTCCACGGACCACCCATCCCACGTTTCATGGGTCAACCCGCCAATAGACAGGCGGATCTCTTCATTTTGCGCTTCATTCGGCATAGGCACGCAGGATTACACCTGCCTCGATATTGTGGGGTGTTTTCAAGTCAGGATTGAGCCGGATCAGTTCCAGGGCGCGGTCATGATCACCGTACCAGCGGTGCGCCAAAAGGCGCAGGCTGGCCGGACTTGCTACCACGCGTTCTATCATCGGCGGACTCTGCAAAATGACCTGCCGAGCGCGCTCCTGGATCAGTCCGGCAATGTTGCGCAACGACTCAATGACTGCCCGGGAGTCCTCTACGCTGTACAACCGCCGTTGCAGCAGGATCGCCGACTGGACCAGGGAACGCACCAGGTTAACCAGCCCCTCAAGCTCCAGGGGACTTAAAGTCGGCGCGTCGGCTTCGTCCTCGATGACAGTGGCCACCGCTTCGGCATGGGACAAGGCCAGCTCAGTGATAACCAGGACGACCAGGGCAAAAGCATTGGCCGCCACGGGATCATCAGGCATCCCCTCTGGCAAAAGATCATCGGTTGACGCGGTTCCTTGGCGCGCACTGATCAAGAAGGCGTTGCCTGCTCGTGCTGCATCGGTGGTCAGGCTGGCAGCCCCTGGGAAGGTAGCAGGCACACCAGATCGGGAAAGCAGCGTCGTAGATGTAGTTGGCGTGCTTCCCTCGAAAGCGCTCCGTATCTCTGTTGGGGTTCGCATGAGGTCGGTCAGCGGGTCAAACGCGCCCGACGTATGCTTGGCCATGGATCCGACCCCGGACACCACGCCCAGGATCTGCGAACGGAGCTGCTGCAACCGCAGACCGATACCAGGAAGCCCCAGGGCCTTTTCGATCAGCCCGACCCAGCCACCACCAATCCACGATTGAATCTCGCTGACCAGGGAATCAATGCGGCCGAACAGATCGAAGACACCATCTTGCCAGGTGTACACATTCGCCAGATCCGCCGTGCCGGAGTCGATGAATTCAAACTGACGCTCAAAGAACGGCAAATCAGGGGTGTCTTCGACGAACGTCAAACTGATCTCGGCGAAGTCTGGACTATCAGCATGGTGCTTCACTTCACCCGTTTGATTGACGACGCTCAGCGTGCCGTAAATCGGGTGGATAAGCTCGCCAGGCCCTGGAGTGTTGAGGGCCTGCAACAGCTGCTGTAGTTCGATTTCGTAGTTGTCACCGAACAGCACCACCTGCATTGGAAAGCGGCGAGCGCCACGGCCTAGGTCTTTAACCCGGTCACCATCTTTAAAGGGCGTGCCATGCTCCGAAAGGGCTCTCTGCCATTGGAGGCTTTCACCCACGACATGGAAGGGCACCCCACGGAACGAGGCATCCAGGAGCGTTTGCGCCCAGCTCATTTTCCGCGCCTCATCTCAACGTCCGCACGGCGCTCGACCTCGGCGGTGATCATGCGAGAGTCAAGGCGAAGATCGATTACCAAGGGCTTGTCCAGGAGTGTTTGCAGGCGTGCCATTGAGGCCGGAGTTTCGGCTCCAGCATTCGCCGCACGACTGGCCACGCCTGCGGCCCAGGTATTGGCGCCATCCACTGATGTTCCTGTCGCGGTGAGTCCAGTTTGCTGATGTGCCAGGCGCTGCGCTTGCCACCATGGGTTCCCAACCTTCGGCGCGGGCAGCGTCCCAGGCTTCGTTCGGGCTCATGTGCCGTAGCTTGCCGGTCAGTGGGTCGCGGATCTTCGCAAGGCCCCGGTGCGGGCTGTTGTTGTAGGTTTCAATTTCATATTCAACCCCGGCCATGAACTCGGCAAAGGTCGGAATCAGGCGGGTGCTACCGGTCTCGCGTAGTTGCTTGCGGCTGATCCGGTGGACCTTGGTTCCGGCGTGCTTGTCCATGTCGGCACCGATATAGCTGGTCAGCTTTTTAGCGGCGTTGACCCATATAGTCTGGTGAGCACGCTCAATGAGTCCCCGCGCCTGGCTGTTGTATGGCAAGGCGTGGGTCATTTCACCGCCGAGCCGGTCGACGACTTCGCGGACGGTGTCGTTATCGAAGCCTGAACCGTTGTCGACGTAGAACATGGCGAACATGCCGTGCTGTACCGCATCGCGCAGGGCATCCATAACGCCGATAGTGGATTCCGCTTCACCGATGGAAATACCAATGGCCTTGCGGGTGGCGACATCGAGGACTGTCGTCGTTTCCGGGCGGTACGGTTTGCCGGTGCGTGGGTTCAGCACCTCGGCATCGAACTTATGGCCGTCGGCGGTGAACACGTCACAGGGAAACAGGTTCTTGGTGAGGCGGCGCTTGAACGGCTGTAGGGCCTTGAGTTCCTGCGGAGTGCGGCGACCGCGCTCGCGGGCCTCGGCACTGAGCTTATTAAGGAAGCGACGAACTACATGGATGCTAGGGCGCTCTGCCGGATGCTTGAGCGCGAACTCGGCATAGGCCGCTTCGACGCTGGGCTTGGTCGGGCGCTGATAGCAAGCGAGGAACGACGCCGACCAGGACGGCAAGCTCAAGTCTTTCTGGCGGCGGGCTGGAGCCAGGCCGGCTTCGCCTTGCTTGCGGTAGTCGGACAACCATCGCTTGAGCGTGCGCTCGCTCAGGGTGCGGTCGCCGGTCTTGCGGTCGTTGGCGCGCTGTACACGCTCTTTCAGGTACGGGCTGAGCTGCTCGGCCTTGGCCAAAGAGACCAGGGTATCGATGGCCCGTTGCTGGCTGATTGTCTTGCTCATGCGCTCAATTTCGCGCACAAACGCCAGGCGAGCGGTCATTACCGAGCGCTGATCTTCTGTCAGGTGTGACGCTGAAATAGTGTCACGCTCAGTTGTATTGAATTCTGGTTCTGCGACTTGGGCAGGCTGGCTTTCATTGACCGACGCGGCGATCAATGCGGCTTGGGTTTCTTCCGGCAAGGCTGCGAAGCGGTATTCAATGGCCTTGCTACCAAGGCGGCCTTGGCCTTCCCAGCGCTCGCGCTTGGCGCGCAGTTGAATAGCGCGTTCTGTTCCTGGCATTCCAGGGAGGCCAGCAAGCTCACGGGCGGAGTACCAGTTATGCATGACTGTCACCCAGCACACGTTTCAGCTCGCGGGCTCTACGTCCAGCCTCATCACGCAAGCGCTCCAGTCGACCCAGCTCCGCATTGAGTGCATCACGACCATAGGCCACGCGCCCTCCGCGCTGCTCTACAAGCCAGTTTGTAAGAACATGGCAACTGCACACTTCTTCAAGCAATGCAGCTCTATAGAAAGGAAGGTTGTGATCCGACCGCGCAGGACTCGACCAAGCATCAAGCATGTGCTTGCTGACATCGTCGCCTGA